CTAATAACTCCGTTTGTAATCGTGCCTTTCCAAATATTTGTGTCATTATCTGATATAGCAAAAATGTTTTTCCCATCTTTAGATACTGATATCGATCTCCAGATATTATTACCTGGTGTTCCCTGGTTTGTCCAAGTTACTCCTAAATCTGTTGATACAGAAATTTGGGTGTAACTTCCTGCGCAAGCTGCCAATATGGTGAAATCATCTGATGATGATATTGAATTCCAACTTTTGTTACCAGTACTTGAATTTGTTTGTTTAGTCCATGTGATAGTTCCTTTTACATTAGTAGCTTTCCACACTTTTTGATTTGTAGCAAGGGCAAATAATATGTTACCATCACTTGATGATGTTATTGAAACCCAAGATTTAGAACCAGCACCAGTTTGCTCGACCCAGAAATTACCATAATTGCTAGATGTATAAATGTAACCACCATTTACTGATGCGGCTAAATATTTACCATCATCTGATGATGTTATACAACTCCAATTTTTCATGCCAGGACCTGTTTTAGCAGTCCAAGATTCACCATAATCCGAACTTATATAAATATATTCACCATCTTTTGTAGCAGCTACAAATTGTCCATTACCCCATGTTATTATGCTAGACCAATTACCAGACGGAGAGGCTAGCGGTACATACCAATTAGAACCGTAATTTTTGCTGACATAAATTTTCCCACTATAAACAGCAACATATCCTACAGAACCATCTGATGACAATGCTGTTTTTGCGGATCCTGATGACGCACCTATATTATATTTTAGTATGAAATTGGAACCATAATCAGTTGACACTAAAAATGTTCGACTTGCAGTTACAGCAATCATATATTGCCCAGTAGCGGATGAAGCTACGCAGGTAAACGGCACATTTATATAAAGATTACTTGGATTTTGGACACTCGCAGAAACCCAAGTAGCACCTGAATCGCTTGATACTTGGATAGAATAATTTTGGTTTACAGAAACTACATAAACTCCATTCTTTGATGATGCTAAATCACTTCTTCTAACATAATAATTTAAATCTGACCAAGAATTTCCAGAATTAGTACTTCTGTAAACTCCAACACTATTTAAAGTAGTTAAATTGTTACATTCAGCAGCGTAAACTGTATTTCCATCTCCAGACGATACTATTTTTGAAAATTGACTGCTACTTACAGAGTTTGTTTCACTAAATGTTATATATGAAGCAACAGCTGTATAAATATATCCATTCAATGTATTTGATGCTGCTACAGCAATTTTTGTACCGTCGCTAGAGCATGTTATTGACGACCAAGTGTTAAAATCAATATTTTTTAGTTCAGTCCATGTATAGCCATAATCCATAGACATCCAAACATATCCACCAATGCCAACGCAAGCGAATATTTTAGAACCATCACTAGATGATGCTATAGAGAACCATCCGTTAGAAGATGCGTCAGTTTGTGTAATCCAAGTAAGTCCTGAATCGCTTGATGTATAAATATATTCATATACATTAGATGATGAACCACTATATGGAACTGCAGCCAAATAAGTTCCATCGCTTGATGATGTAATAGCTTTCCAAGATTTTAAACTAGAATATTGTTTCCAAGTTGTTCCTGAATCAGTTGATATATAAATATAACCTGTTATATTTATCCCACCCCCGCCAACTACTGCGGCTAGTTGGGTTCCATCGCTAGATGATGTAATGGCTTGCCAAGGTCTAGAACTAGAATTTATTTGTTTAATCCAACCATATGTTTTCGCAGCAAAAATTTCAGTTAAATCTCTACCGTCAGGTTGAGGTATTTTATAACCAGTAGCACTAGAATAAGCAGTACCTAATGATAATGGTTGAAATATATTTGATAAATCTACTCCGCCTACAGTATAATATGTTGTAGGATTACTCATTTATTATATTTAAATAAATAAAAAATTGATTTTAATTTAAAAACATATTAGAATAATATAGTTAGATAATATAAGAGATGATAATCCCAATTAAATGTTTTACGTGTGGTATGGTTCTTGCTGATAAATATCGTTATTATCAGACTGAAGTTCGAAAAAGAAAATTTGCGAAAAATTTTATGAATGATTCAAATGAAAATGATAAAGTTCTTTATTTAACAAAAGAATTTCATGAAAAGACCCCTGAAGGTGAGGTTCTTGATGAACTTGGCATGAAAAAAATGTGTTGTCGTAGACATTTCTTAACACATGTTGATATTGATTAATTTCTTTATATAATATATAAATGGCTAAAACTAAAAGCTTCGCTAAAACTAAAAGTTTCGCTAAAAAAGCTTCAAAAAGGCAAAAAATTTATAAAATGAGAGGTTGTTCTAAAACACGTAAAAATTATTTAGGTGGTACTACAGATACTCCTTTAGCTTATACTGGAAGTCCTATTTTTTCTTTACCAAATCCTAATTTGGCTTATACTGGAAAGGGAGGTGCTAATATTAATGCTGCTAATCCAGTATATCCTAATACTGGACCTGTAACAAATGGTGTTAATACTATTTTTAATAATCCTTCTAGTCAGCGTGGTGGTTGTGGTTGTGGTATGAAAGGTGGTTGTGGTCCTAGCTGTTCTTTAGCATATCCAGCTGTTGGTGGCACAAAACATAGAGAAGGTTGTTATTGTAGTGAATGTAAAAATAAACGAATGGTCGGTGGAAATTCTTTCGCTAATGGTTTAGTTGGTTCAGCATGGACTTCAGATTTTAGCGATTGGCCAGGAGTAGATGGTATTCCAGGTAACCGTAATTTCTTGTCACAAAATCTATACAATGGCGGTGATCCACAAACATCAATGAAAGACATAGGTGCCAATCCACCTTTTTTATATATGAAAGGAGGTAGAAAAAGAAAACAAAGAGGTGGAACTTTGTCAAATCTGATGGGACAAGATTTAATTAATTTAGGAAGACAATTTCAATTTGGATTAGGAAGTGCGTATAATGCTTTAGCTGGTTATCCATCACCAGTTAGTCCCTTGCCATGGAAGGACCAATTTCAAAAATAAACTTATTTACAATTTAAATTTTTTCTATCATTATTTTATAATGGCTCCTTTTCCAAGAACCTTAAAAGAATTATGTACTCCAGCAGCATTATATTTTATAATTTCGATGATTGGGTTAGTTCTAGTTATGTTACAAAATTTAGGTAATACAGATAGTTATAATGTTGGAAGCTTCTCTTGTCGTGTTCCTAATACATTTTTTGTATTTATTGTTAAATTTATTTACATTATATTCTGGACTTATATTCTTAATCTAATTTGTAAAGATGGACATGTTGGCATTTCTTGGTTACTTGTTCTTCTTCCTTGGATTCTCTTATTTGTAATTATGGGAATGATCATGCTTAATATGTAAGTTTTATATTTAGTAATTTGTATTTAATAATAATTTTATATTTTAAATTATTATTATTTATATATATATGACAAATAAAGTAAAAAATGGTTATTCTCATGAAGTTAATGGTTGGAAATATATATCTATCCATGGTAAACCGAGAGAAAGAGGTTATGCTTACGGATATTTATGTGCGAATGATTTTAAGGAGATCCAAACTACATTAAAATTTTTAATGATGGAAGCATATGGTAAAGAATGGGAATTTTTTGTAAAAGAAGTTTCAGATGGGTTTAAAGATATGACCAAAAAAGAATTTCATGAATTATATGAAGAAATGGTTGGAATTACAGAAGGGTTAAATGCGAATGGATGTAAAACAACAATTGATGAAATAATTGCTTGGAATTTTTATTGTTCCATACCATATTGGTATTCGCTTGTCTCTGAATCGCGTATGTCAAAAGAAGGCGGTGCTAGCGACCATTGTAGCGCATTTATGGCAGTAGGTGATTGGACTGAAGACGGTAAAATCGTTTGCGCTCATAATTCATTTACTGATTTTATAGACGGTCAGTTTAGTAATATTGTTCTAGATATTAAACCGGATAAAGGACATAGAATTATTATGCAGACATCTCCTTGTTGGATTTGGAGTGGAACAGATTTTTTTATAACTTCTAAGGGTATTATTGGAACAGAAACAACTATTGGAGGATTTATTCCTTATGAGAAAAAATTTCCTATCGGTTATAGAATTAGAAAGGCAATGCAATATGGAAATACATTAGATGAATATTGTGAAATACTTTTACACGAAAATTCCGGTGATTATGCAAACTCATGGTTATTTGGTGATATAAACTCCAATGAAATCTTACGAATTGAATTAGGTCTTAAATATCACAATATTGAGAGAACAAAAAACGGTTTTTTCATTGGGTTTAATGCTCCTTATGATGAGCGTATTAGAAATTTAGAAGTTAATAATTCTGGTTTTTATGACATTAGAAGACATCAAGGAGCACGTTTAGTTAGACTCGGCGATTTAATGGACCAGTATAAGGGAAAACTTAATATTGATATTGCGAAAAAAATAATTGGAGATCATTATGATGTCTATTTAGAGAAAGATAATAATCCATGTTCGCGAACAGTTTGTTCTCATTATGATTTAGACGCAAGGGAATATATGTCTCAAGAATCTAGACCTAAACCATACGCACCTCGTGGAGCTGTTGATGGTATTGTTTGTAATACTGATTTGGCGAAGAAAATGTCTTTTATAGGAAAATTTGGTTCATCCTGTGATATTGGATTTAATAAAGATGAATTCTGTAAAAAACATAGACAATATGAAAAATTTTGTCCCTATTTGAAGGATAGACCTAGTCAACCTTGGACCGAATTAACTGTTTCAAATACAAAAAATAAATTACGTTTAACTAGGCGCAAGAAAAGTAAAAATAATAAAACAAAAAAGAATTAAATATCTTTATTATCAATAGCATTTCTATAAATAGAATGTAATTTTATATCTTTTACTGGATGATACAAAAAGTTTTTATTTAAATTATTATTTTGTGGTACGGAATTATTATATGTAATAGTAGAAAATTCAATTGGACTTTCTATAATATTTAATTTATAATGTTTAGCTATTGTTGGAAAAAATGCTTCTAAAAAAAATAGTGTCTTATTTCTATTTACATAATCACAAACACAATTTAAAAAATTGTTAGACAATCTTAATGCACACATCATTCCACAGTAATAAGGTGGTGAAAAATTAATGTAAATATACTTCCATAACCATTCATTCAATTTACCTTCTTCATATGAAGAATTACATAATATATCTTCTTTATTATATTTATTATCTATTTGTAAAATAGTATTTTCTGAATAAAAATAAACATCATCTTCAAAAAACCAAATATTATTATAATTAAATTTATTTATTGAAAAATAACAAATTGCTTTATCCCAACCAGTAACGTTTTTTCTTAAAGTAATATAACTAATATTTGAGAATCCATAATTGTTACACAAGTTGTTATCAATTTGTATAATTTTTATATTTTTATATGTATTCATTAAGTAATTATAATTAACAGAATTATCATCAATTATTACATAAACATCAAAATTTTTAAACGAATTTAAAAATTCTAAATAGTCTAATTTTTGAGCAGGATTAAATGTTATCAAGCATAAAGCATTTTTCATAATTATAAATGTTTTTTATTTCTATATTATTTTTAATTTAATAAATAATATTATAATAATTGAATTAAAAATATGATTATTATAATATAAAATGGATAAAGAAAATATATCTTGGAAATTAATTGATAAATACTTCAAAGACAATCCAAATTGTTTAGTATCTCATCATTTAGAATCTTTTAATGATTTTTTTAGAAATGGTATCAAAAGAATATTTCACGAAAATAATCCTATAAGATTCATCGAGAGAGAAGAAGAAACTGAAGAAGGTAAAAGGAATGAATGTATGTTATATTTAGGAGGTAAAGAAGGTAACAGGATTTATTATGGTAAACCAGTTATTTATGATGATAACAACGCTCATTATATGTTTCCAAATGATGCTAGATTGCGAAATATGACATATGGCATTACTATTCATTATGATGTTGATGTGGATTTTATTTACTATATCGGGGATGAAAAAAAAACACATAATATGACCATAAATAAGGTTTATTTGGGTCGCTTTCCAATTATGATTCAGTCTGAATTATGTATTCTGAATACAATGAGCAAAGAGGTTAGATTTAATGCTGGTGAATGTCGTAATGATTATGGTGGTTATTTTATTATTGATGGTAAGGAAAAAGTAGTTATACCACAGGAAAAATTTGCTGATAATATGCTTTATATTAGATCATATGGCGAAGATGAATTATATAGTTATTCTGCCGAAATTCGTTCTGTTTCAGAAGATTCGTCAAAACCAATTAGAACGACATCTGTTAAAATGGTTGCGCCATCTCCTTCTTATAGTAATAATCAAATTGTTGTAGCAGTTCCTAATGTTAAAAAACCTGTACCTTTATTTATTTTAATGAGGGCTTTGGGTATTGTTTCAGATAAAAATATAATACGAACATGTTTATTAGATCTAGAAAAAAATGAACAAATGATTGATTTATTTATACCGTCCGTTCATGACGCCGGTAAAGTTTTTACCCAACAAAATGCTCTACAATTTATAGCGCAATTAACTAAGAGAGGTACAGTTTCGAATGTAATGGAAATTCTCTCGGATTATTTTTTACCACATATTGGAGAGCTAAATTTTTTAGAAAAAGGTTATTTTTTAGGTTACATGGTATATCGTTTATTAAAAGTATATACAAAAGAAGAGAAACCAACAGATCGTGATAACTTTAGATTCAAGAGAATCGAATTATCTGGAACTCTTATTTATGATTTATTCAGAGAATACTATTTAATTCAAAAGAAAGATATAACTAGAAAAATAGATGAAGAATATTATTATCATAAAGGTTCTTATAAAGATGACGAAGGACTAACTTATAAAGATAAACAGTTACTAAAGAAAAAAATCCAAGCAAAAGAAAAAGGCGAGTCAAATAAATATAAAAATAATTTTATCGGTTTGATTGAATCAAATGTTAAAACATTTTTTAAAGATAGAATTGTGGAACAAGGATTCAAGAAAGCATTTAAGGGTAATTGGGGTTCACAAGAACACACTAAGCGCTTGGGTGCTGTTCAAGACTTGAATCGTTTAAGTTGGTATACATTTATATCTCATTTACGCAAAATAAATTTACCTTTAGATTCTAGTGCGAAAGTAGTTGGTCCACGTTTATTAAATTCATCACAATGGGGATTTATTGACCCAATTGATACTCCTGATGGTGGAAATATTGGTCTACATAAACATTTATCAATAAGCACTTACGTAACAAGTGGTTCATCTGCTTACCCTATTATTAAATGGATTCGCTCAAATACTTCCTTACGTTTAATATTGGAATGTGAACCAGAACAACTAATTAATTCATCTAAAGTATTTATAAATGGTTCATGGATTGGCGTTATAGATAAACCAATAGAATTAGTTAATTTACTTAAATTATACAGAAGAAATGGGATTTTACCCATATACACCAGTTTATCATTTGATATAGAACATAATGAAGTTAATATTTATACTGACTCAGGTAGGTTATCAAGACCAATTTATTATGTTGAGGATGGTAAATTAAGTTATGATAGAAGGTCTATTATAGAAATGTTACAAAAGAATAAATTATCATGGGATCAGATAATTTCAGGATTTATGAGTAAGTCTGATGAAAACTTTGATTCAAAAAAAAATCAAATTTATGAACTTAAAAAGTTATATCCAACTATTGGTGATACAAAAGAAGAAGTATTTAACAAACTTCGAGCGAATCAATCAATGGTAGATTATATTGACCCAGCAGAGGAGGAAACCGCATTAATAGCATCAAACGTTGATGACCTTAAAAAAAGTAAATACTATACTCATATGGAAATAGACCCATCATTAATATTAGGTGTTATGACTAACTTAGTTATTTATCCCGAACATAATCCTGTAACAAGAAGTTCGTTTTCATGCGGTCAAAGTAAACAAGCAGTTTCTGTTTATCATTCTAATTACCAAATGAGAATTGATAAAATGGGAGTATTACTGAATTACGGTCAAGTTCCTTTAATTAAATCGAGATATCTTCAATATATCAATAATGAAGAACAACCATATGGTGTAAATGCTATTGTAGCAATTATGACTTATACAGGATATAATGTCGAGGATGCTATTTTAATAAATGAAGGTTCAATATTACGTGGAATGTTTAGAACAACTTATTATTCGATGTATGAAGCGAGAGAAGAAAGTTCAAAGATAACTGGTATGAATAATTCTAAATTCGCCAATATTGAGAAAAATAATGTAATTGGTAAAAAGAAAGGATACGATTATAGTTTTTTAGATGATTATGGATTGATTAAAGAGAATACTGAGTTAAATGACAAAATGATTTTAATTGGAAAAATAAATTCAAATTTAATGAATAAAGATACTTGGATTGACGATTCAGTAAAACCTAAGAAAGGACAACTTGGTTTTGTTGATAAATCTTTTATTACTCTTGGAGAAGAAGGATTTAATATTGCTAAGGTGCGTTTGAGAGAAGACAGAATACCTGCGATTGGTGATAAGATGGCAAGTAGAGCCGGTCAAAAAGGTACAATAGGTCTTATTATTCCTGAAGCTGATATGCCATATTTAGAAGATGGAACAAGACCAGACCTTATTATAAATCCTCATGCTATACCATCTCGTATGACTATAGGTCAAATTGTAGAAAGTATGTTTGGTATTGCTTGTTTGAGTTATGGTGGATTTGGAGACTGTACCGCATTTCAAGTAAAAGGTTCAAATTATAATACTTACGGACCATTGCTTACAAAAGCTGGATTCAATCATACAGGAAATCATATTATGTATAATGGCATGACGGGTGAGCAAATTCAGGCAAATATTTATATGGGACCAACATATTATATGCGTTTAAAACACATGGTTAAAGATAAAATTAACTATCGCGCTAGAGGTCCTAATCAACAATTAACTAGACAACCCGTACAAGGTAGAGCGAATGATGGTGGTCTTCGTATTGGTGAAATGGAACGTGACGCAATTTGTGCTCATGGTTTATCTTATTTTTTAAATGAATCATTTTTAATTAGAGGTGACGAATATTACATGGCTGTTTGTAACAAAACCGGTTCTATTTCAATTTATAATGAAGCGCAAAATTTATTTTTAAGTCCTTATGCGGATGGACCAATTAATTTCCATACTAATCCAGATGGAACTATGAATATAAAAAATCTTAGTAGATTTGGTCGTTCGTTTAGTTTATTAAGAATTCCATATTCATTTAAATTATTAATTCAGGAATTACAAGTTATGAATATTCAAATGCGAATAATAACAGATGAAAATGTTGATCAATTATTAAGTATGTCATATTCAAATAATATTAGTAAATTATTGAATAAGTCTGAAAAAACTAGCCCTGAACAATTAGAAGAATTAATTAATACATATGTAAAACGAATGGATCAGCAATCACTTAAAATTGATGTATATAAAAGGGAAGAAACGCCTGAAATTCCTACTCCACTTGAAGAAGCAGATATTAAAAGTCCAGATAATTTGGAAACACCAGAACAATTTGAGGTTGGTAATAAAGTTGTTATAATCAATGGTCCTATTAAGGATGAAATTGGAACTATAATTGGCGTTGATAATAAAAATCAAATAGCCAGAATAGAACTCGATAATGGAAATATAGTTATAGAAAGATTCAGCGATTTAGCTATATCTGGAATAAGTAGTGAAGAACCTATAATATTATCAGAAGCGCCGCCTGGCACACCAGCTACTTCGCCGCCATTATATAGTTCACCAGGTTGGAGTCCTGGTTCTGTTCAAGAAGGTCAATCTGGCACACCCATGTTAAGTACAAATACAGAATCACCAGTTTTAGACCAAACTTTGACGGCTTCTACTGCTTCTATTTTAGAAGTTCCCAAGGAAGAGAATAAAACAGAAGAAAAAACTGAAGAACCAACAGCTAACTCTGGAGAGAAAAGTATAGAAATCACTAAAGAAAATAGTTCGGATGTTTCAACTTCAAGTGGAACAAAGAAAATTACATTTTAATAAATATTAAATATTAAATAAAATTGAAATAAAAATAATTCATTATGAATATATTATAATATAATATGGTGAATACTAACTCAAGTGTTGTTATTATATCGCAAATTTATCAATCCAGAAAAACAATTCTGGAATTGATGGATAAACAAGGATTTAACATATCAGAATATTCTAATTTTAATATTAGTGAAATTAATGCTATGAGTATAAATAATCAATTAGATATGTTACTAGAAACGAAGTTAGATTCGAAAGGAGAAAAACCGAGTAATAGTAAAAAAATATATATAAGATATTATTTAGGAAAAACAATTAGACCGTCAAATATTCAAGAAATGATCGACGATTTATTTATTCTTACTGAAACGCTGAAGAAAAATGATACATTATATATTGTTATAAAAGATAATGTAAATGAAACGCTAATCAATGAACTGAAGCATATTTGGGAGCGTGATGGAATCTATATTATAATTGAAAGTATAAAATGTTTACAATTTAATATTTTAAATCATGTATTGGTTCCAGAACATCGTGTTATGGATGAATCAGAGGTAATTACTATTATGAATAAATATAATATTACAGACAAATCGCAGTTTCCTGATATATCGAGATTTGACCCAGTTTCAAGGGCTATTGGAATTAGACCAGGTCAAGTGTGTCATATTATTAGACCGAGTAAAACCTCGATAACTACAGATTATTATAGAATTTGTATATAATATTATAACCATTTAAATATAATAATATTTTAATATTATATGGAGTTTCCTGTGCCATCAGAAAAAGGTTTTACTGTATATAGTAAAAGTGGATGTATTAATTGTACGTCTGTAAAAAGTTTGCTACAGCAGAAATTTTTTACATATATCGAAATTAATTGTGATGAATATATATTGGAAATTAAAGAAGGTTTTTTAAAATTTATTGAAGAAAAAGCAGAGACTAGTTATAAAACATTTCCAATGGTATTTTATAATAATAAATTTGTAGGAGGATTAGCGCATACAAAAGAATTTGTCGATAAATCATTATTATCATTTGAAGATAATTTTTAGTATAATTTTTATATTTTTTTAAATACATATATTAATGGAGATTACAAATAAATTTACAAATAAAAATTTAGATATTAGAAACCCAGAAAAATATATAAATAAGATAAATGAATATAATGGAAGAGTAAATGTAGTTTTAGATGAATTTCAACAAGTATATATTATGTCAAAAATGTATCCAGCTAACGAAGAAGTTCAAGAGAGATATGAAAATATGATTTCAAATATAGAAAAATTACAGTCTGATTTATTTAATATGACAAATAATATTCAAGTAGATGTAAATGAAGTTAATAAAAATTTGCTTGAAATAAATACATTAATTAATATAGAAAAAATAAAAAATGAAAAACTTAAGAAATTGTTGGGATATGTAGAAGGTAGTAATAATTCGTCGCAAGAAATGATTAGTGATTACAAAAAAATATATAATTTAAACTATTTAAGAAATTGGAGTTTATTCTTGAGCACAATATTATGTATTATAGTAATTAACATGGTTTATAAAAAAAATGTGGTTTAAATTTTATAATGTGGTTTAAATTTTATAATTATTATATTTTAAAAATTTAAATGCTTAATTGTTTTCAAAAAAGAAATACACTATTTTATAATAAAAATTTGAATGACTATTGTAGACGAACTACAGATGAGTCAATTAAAAAACTATCTGAAAGATTGAGTTTAGAGAGAAATAAAGAATATTTAGAAGAAGAAAATGATAATAATAAAAATCATAGTGTTTTAGGTTTTATTATGTTTCTCTCGATTTATTGTTTTGTAATTAATTTATATAAGAGAATAAAGTAATATGTTTTCTTATTTTTATATATAAGATGAGTTCTAATTCAAATAAAAGCAATTCAGTTGCCATGGATTTAGAAAAGTTACAACAAGATTATAGTACTTTATTAATAAAATATAGAGCAGCTGTATCTGCTTATATGTTATCCTTAAATAGTAAATCAACCAAACCGAATTTGGTTATAATTCAAGGTCAATCATATTTAGGAACAGGAAGCGCTGGTGTGAGTAACGCAACCAAATTACAAGACTGTGTTGCTTCTTGTTCATCGAATTCTAAATGTACAGGAGCTACATTTATATCTAATAAATGTGATATAAGAATTGGAGATACTGATTTAACTCCATCGACAAGTAATAGTTATGCGATTGTACCGAAACAAAAACAATTACTTATGAATATGGAAGAAATAAACTCAAGATTACTAATAATTAATAAAGAAATCAATGATAAAATCCAAATATATCAACCGCAATTTTATAAAAATACTGAAGAAGGTAAAAAGAGAACAGAAGAATTAATTAAAAATTATGAAAATTTAATGAGAGAAAGAGAAAATATAATTGAACTTATGCGCGAAAACGAAACTTTAGATATAACAGAAAACCAAAATCAATTAATAACAAATCGTAATTATTACGCTTATATTATATTATCAATATTCGCAATTATTGTATTTTATTTTCTTTATAAAGTTTCTTTTACAACAACTTCTCCTACAATTCAATATGGAGGTGATCTAGGAATTAACGCATATTATATATTATTTATTTTAATATTAATTATTATTGTGATTAATTTTTTATTGAGATATTTTTCTATTTAGTTTGTTTTCTCAATAAATATATATAATGTCTTCTCAATCCGAAAGCATTCTACAAAATAATTATATGATATTACAACAAGAGAGAAGTGAAATAGAGAGAATAACTAGAGAAAACAATGCATTAAATTCTGCGTATATTGATGGTAATTTATATGTATCGGCTAACTATTATAATTATATAGTTTATCTATTTATTTCAATATTTTTAGTTTTTTTATTTTTAAGAGTGAGTTTTACTGGTCAACAAAATGGTGGAGGTGGTATTGCTTTAGAAAATAATAAATACATAGGTTTAATAATTATATTATCATTTATTATTATACTAAACGCCTATTTAAAAATTAATTATTAATATATTTTTAAATTCTAGTAATATATTAATAACATGATAAGTATTTCAAATATGATTTTAGATAATAATACTATTGATAAATCAATTCCAGATGACAATACAGCGTCAATTTCATTAAATCAAGGTAAAAAATTTATGAAATATCAAGATAAAATTGAAACTAGTTTAGAAAAAAAAGATGGAAAAGAAGGATTTATAACTAACAACAATAGTTTAATAGAACAAACTGAAAATGTTATACATAATAATTCTTTTAATGATTCAAAAACAATAAATGAGTTAAGAGCAGAATATCAAAAAACTTTGAACCAGTATGAAACTTTAGTTAAACAATTCTCATCAAATGTTTCCAGTTATGTTGATACCACAAGTCCAAACAATCCTTACCATAATAAGTTAATAAAATTCTCAACTGGTCAAATTAGTTATGTAACTAATAAAGGTGTTGCTAAATATATACCATCTAATGAAATTTTAAACTCACTTAATGTATCAAAAAAATTTGTAAATGTAAATATTCCATGGAATAACTCATATTCTACTCCTGGAACAAAAATACCAACTACTCCACCTCTAATATCTGGTACTAATGTTAAAAAAGGACAAAATTTAGGAAATGAGGGATCTAATATTTATGTTAATCAATTTTTACCTAAAGGAACAACGGCTAAATATATGGGTTGTTATAAAACTAGTTCTAAGAATGATAACATGACTTTTATTGGTGGTGCCCCACCTTCATTAGACGTATCAATAACAAATGGCACATTTAGTCAACCTGTTCTCTCAAATAATAGTTTTCAATACATAACAAGTAGTTCAACTGTTCCTGGATGGTATTTTGGCGGAGCAGCTTTATTAAATAATTCATCATCGTGGGGTTATCCAACTCCATACCCAAATGGTAATCAATGTGTTTCTATTCAAAATACAAGTTATATAAGCTGTACTCTAAATTTAACTACAGGTGTAAATTATAATTTATCTCTATACGGATGTGGAAGAAATTGCTGTACTAATCAAAAAACTAACCCAATAAACATTCAATTATATACAAATGAAAATGCTTTTATATCAAATATTTATTCATTTACACCACCTATTAGCCAATGGATGAATTATTCTGCTAAATTTACAGTTCCTAAAACAGGCATTTATAATATATTTTTTAAAGGAACAATTACAAGCGGTGACCAATCAACTGCTATTCAAAATATTAGTCTTAATAGTTCATCTAGTTCTACAGGTAATTATACATATAATGATTGTATGCAAAGTGCTATAGAGCAAGGATACCAATTTTTTGCTCTTCAAAATGTTAATACAAATACATCTAAAGGATATTGTGCTGTAAGTAATAGTGAACCGGCTATATCAAAATATGGCACATCAAGTATTCCTAGTAAAATGGTCGCTTTATGGTCCTCAAATACATCAAATCAACCAGGCAATACAGCATTATTATCTAGTACAGGTTCATTACAAGTTATAAATTCTAGTGGTCAAGCAGTTTACACGTCGCCAGGAACAAACGCACAACCAAGTAATTATTTAGGCTGTTATGGTGACAAGTCAAAGCGAGCAATGACTCCATATAATAGCGGTAAACAACAATATAATTTATCACAATGTCAAAGTATAGCAAACTCAAATGGATATCAATATTTTGGTTTACAAAATTCTTCATCTGGAAAAAACGCACAATGTATGTTAAGTAATAATTTAAGTGAATCACTTCAATATGGTAAGGCATCTAATTGTACTAAAATATCAGACGGTTCATGGAGCGGAGGAGGATGGTCGAACGCAGTTTATGACGCAAAAAATCCAGAGAGCAATTATTATTTAATATTACAGGATGATGGTAATATGTGTGTATATAGAGGAACTGGTCCTAATGATAACCAAGGACAAATATGGTGTACGTCAACAAATGGTAAACAACAAATCGCGAACTCTAATATGGAATCAAAAAAGGGGAAATATGGAAAAACATGGATAACAGATGGTCAAACATTGGCTGCGGGCGATTTTATAGGTTCAAGTGATGGGAAAACAGCATTAGTTATGCAATCAGACGGTAATTTAGTTTTATATACTTTTCAAATGGCAGAAAATTGCTCTAAAATGAAAGATGGAAATATGGGAGGAGGAGTTGGAGCAAATGCCGCGTATAATATTTCAAAGTCAGCAATAAAATCTAATATGGGTAAGTTAGGTTATATCGATGCTGATTCAGGATTATATACATATCCTTATAATAATCAAACATTTATAAATAGTTATAATATAATACCAGGCGTTGATACTTTAGGAAATGATATTGCTGGCGCTTCGTCAACTAATACAACATTACAAAAATGTGAGTCAATATGTAATTCAAATCCAAACTGTGCCGGATTTGTAACAAACCCTAATACAAAAAAAATGTATCCGTTTGGCGGTCCAAGTAGCAGTAATTCAGATAGAAATATATACATACGTAATATGATACCTAAAAAACCTCCTATTGGCGTATCACAAAATACAATAAATACAGATTCATTAACATTTCAAAATTATATTAATAAAGGAACTATTGGAAATGAATACGGTCTAGCAAAAATAACTGAAGCACAAAGTAAACAATTAGAACAATTGAAGACAAAAATGAATTTATTATCAAAACAAATTACAAATTATACAAATAAATTTCAGACTGGCACATATGTCTCAGAACAACAATCTATAGATAATGTATCAGGAATTCATAATTATCAAGGAGAATTATTAAATACAAATAATACTATAATTAAAACTGCTGATGAAACTTTTGGTAATGTTGAAAATACATTAAAAGACAGTAATATAGTAGTTCTTCAAAAAAATTACAACTATTTAATGTGGAGTATTTTAGCAGCTGGTACAGTTTTAGTTTCAATGAATGTAATTAATAAACAATAAATATAAAATATAATTATCTTATTATATTTTATATAATATGTCACGGTTACCTGATATTCAACAAAATAATGAGCAAATACTTAGTGATATTCAGTCTTTACAAAAAATGGAACAAGACCTATTTAATAGTTTAGAAACAAATCCCAACTTATCAACAGATGACCAAAAAAAAATAATTGATAAAATGAATCAATTATCAAATATGCGTATTAATTTGTATCAAACATTAAGTGGTGTTAACAACTATTTTCAAGATGCTTTAAATACTTCGGTCGGTTCTTTAAAGGAACAAGCTATAGCTATAGGGATTGTCGAGTCTGAATTAAATAGAGCTAAGGCCCGCTTACAGGTTTTAGAAGAAGAAAAAAATAATAAGATACGTTTAGTAGAAATAAATACATATTTTGGAGACAAATATGCTGAACACGCTGGTTTGATGAAAATAGTAATATATACATTACTACCTGTGATTATTTTAACATTTTTATATAATAAAAGTTGGATTCCTAATATGATTTACTATCCATTAATTGTAATTATATCATTTATCGGAGCCATCTTCTTTTTTTATGGATACACATCAATCATTATGAGAGATAATATGAATTATCAAGAATACAATTGGTATTTTGACGCAAAATCTGCTCCAAAAGGAACTGTTTCAAGTGCTGGCTCTGATCCTTGGGTATCAAATGTAGATATGACTACATGTATAGGAGATGGTTGTTGTTCTGATGGTTTAGTATACGATTCAACCGCAAATCAATGTGTAGTTCCTACGACTCAAGAGAGTTTCACACCAGAAGTTTCTGTTAATGATATTTTAACTAAAAAACAGTCTGGTAAATATAATTATGACTTTAATTTAAAAGAATTAGAAGCATTCAATACACAACATTAAAAAAATATTATACTTATATAATATATTATAATGAATAATCAATTTGATTTAAATAAATTTAATTCATTTTTAGATATGGCAGCAGAAACTATTGCTTGTGGTCCTGAATGTCAGAATAATAAAACAGCTGATGATCTAAAAAATAAATATTTAACAGCACAATCAAATTTAACTTTAGCTGAACCACAGTATCAAGTAGCCAAACAAAATTATTATACATATGTATCTGGTGAATCAGGATATAATGAAATGATGGAATCCGAATATAAACAAAAATCACAGTTAATTTCTCAGAAATTTAAAAATACATATAATGAAGAAATAAATAATATTCAAACACAAATAGATACATTTAACGCATCATTAATTAATTTTTCAAACGTTGAAGATTTATATAATCAATATGTGAAAGAAAATGAAAAATTAACAAAACAATTAAAAAATGATTCAAATGATGTTTTAACAAATGAGAGAAAAACTTATTATGAAGATCAAGAAATAGGGTCTTTAAATGCTTATCATTATTATTTATTAATAATTTATGTTATTGTAGTAATTTGTTTTGCTGTATTTTCATTTATATATCCATCACAATTTAGTTTTATAAGTAGAGTATTATTACTAATATTATTTATAGCGCTTCCATTTATATCAACATGGATATTAGGAAAAATAGTATTTTTAATTTACTGGTTATTTGGATTTCTACCAAAAAATGTTTATAAATAAAATATGTAACTTTTTACACGCAGAATAGTTCTAAAAATATATTCAATGGAACTGGATACCAATGCATGAACGTTCGATTATTATATCCGTCCAATGTACTGCTACATTCAGTATAAATTTTAAAATGTAGTTTGTGTTTATCATTTAATCTATTATAAAATGAATATACTTCCATAATATGTTCATTAGTCATTAATTCATCATATTTTTTTTCAAATAATATGTTGACTGATTCTTCTTCATCATCATTAAAATTATATATTTTTACTCCAAAAATTTTACCGCTCATATAAATTCCCATTTTATAATTTAAATGTTATAATTCTTTTATATAATTAAAAAAATAAATAATTTAAATCATTTTATTACATTATAAATAGCATTAAATATTATTTATTTAATATTTTCTAATGCGTCTTCGTCCTCATCTTCATCTCTAATAAACTCAAGTCCTACCCATCCTTTAGAATGATGCGGATGAATCTTAAATCTTTTAGTAAGAGCTTCATACAATTCGTCGCTTTTTGGCATTTTTCTTGAGTTTTGATTAAGTAGAAACCAATTTTTAAATTCTTCAACTAATCCCTTCTTTTTAACAGAATGATTTTGGTTACCAGTTTTTCTAATTTTTTCTGAAATAAAAGCAGAAATATGGTCTTGTCCATTTCTATAATTTCTAGATGCTTCCATAACTGTTTCACAATCAGGAACAATTCCATCATTTTCAAAGGCTTTTCGAACTAACATACTGGCGAATACAGGAGCAAATTTATGAAGTTTCTCATTAAGAGATTTATCTTTCGGATATTTATATACTGTATCGTCCTGATATTCTTCTCCTTGATCATAAAATTTAGATACGAATGGACATTTTCTAATTCTTCTCCAAGTACCATCATCATTACTTTCAATATCAAATAAATTATTCGTACATACAACAAGCTTAAATTGTGGTATAAATATCTCAGATTCTGAATATAGACCTCTAGCTTGAATAGGGTCTCCACCAGTTAATTCTTTCATAATACCTTCATTCAATTTGGCATTCTTAGAAGGTTCTTGCATAACAGCATATCTGACACCTTTAAGTTTTAATACTTCATCAGATGTTCCGCCAATTTTGCCTCTAATATCAGTAACTAATGTAATTGGAACTGTTCCTTTGTAGTCGCCTAATGTAGCGGCCATTAAATCAACTAAAAGTGACTTACCATTAGAACCTGTACCATGATATACATTAAATGTTTGATTCTTATTGGTGCCAATTAAACAAGATGATAAATGGTCCCACATATATTTATTTAAATCTGGAATAGGAAATAACGTTTGCATAAAACGAATGATTTCTTGCGATGTAGATTTCCATTCTTCATCACATTCATTAAAAGGAACATAATCAATTTTTGTAGTTTTTGTAATATAATCTTCTGGATATCCTTCTCTAAAAACTTTATTGGCAAAATCAACTACTCCATTATTAAAACATAATAAATATTTATTCGTGTCCATATTTCTTACAAAATTACCGTCATAAAATATTTCTGCTGCCTCACGCATAATATGATCTTTAAATGTTGTTTTTTTAAGATTTATTTTAAGATTATGAACATGACCGTTTTTTTTCTTTAAAAATTCATATCTTTCATCGTTATTGGTGTATTCCTTCATTTCTTTTTCACATTGTTCAGCTTTTTTCCCAAATAAATCATACATATCTTTTGAAATCTTTTCTCTTAAACTAAGACCCTTATCTTGAACCCATCGATGACCTTTAAATTGATACCATATTCCACGTTTATCATAACTGACACAAATATATAAATCTTTAAACATATGTTGTAATACGACAGCAAAATCATATTCCGCAGTAGTTTCTAGAGCCTTTTCAACATAATAATCAACAGTATTTTCATGAATTTTTTTGTATTCTTCATAGTTATCTTTTTTAACCCAATACATAATAGAACGCTTTGTAACCACCCTTCCATCATTATTAGATTTACTAAATTTTTTCCATAGCGCATATAGTTCTGGAATTGTATTATAATCGAAATCGCTTGCTTTACTTCTTAATTGGACCCAAGATAAGAATAATCGGTCATCTGTATTTTTCAAAGCAAACGCTACTTGTCTATTAAGTGCATGCGAACCAGGCTCATAATATTTAGCAGGTAAAGCCTGTGTGTATTCATGAACCTCTTTAATGTCATATTCGTTATGTTTTAAATTTTTTAACATAATATCAACTGCCTTTTTTAAGGTCTCTTCATTTTTAATATCATTTATAGAAATATACTCAGATTCAGGATTCAAATCTTCTTCTTCATCACGAATAAGATTCAGTTTTGTCTTGCTCTGAGGTTTCTTAATTTTAGCGTTCTTACTTTCACATCGTTTATTATAAGCGTCGATAATTTTAGGATTCATTTCAAATTTAGGGTTGTTTTTATATTGTACTGAAAGTTTCGCAAAATCTCTTTTTAAATTAAAATCGGTCACTTTACGCTCATCCATCATAAAATTTCCATCAGTAGCATCGTAAGTAATTACATAATGATGAGTTAATTCATACGCTTCATTTCCAGGTTTACGAGAACCAAATAGTTGCCAATTCGTATGACCTTTACTGATTCCTTCATCTAATACAGATTCCCAAGTATTTGTTAAAGGTAGTTCATTATAATCTGGTAGCACTGTTAACATTTTGTCACGAATCATGGTCTGAATTATATTATCGACCTGAAGTCCGAAATACATATGAATTCCATCTTTTGTAACTAAACCATTTGCCAATCTATTTACATTTGGTTTTTCAAAAATAAAAACGGAAAATGGTTTATTTTCTTCAAAAATAAAATATTCCTTAAGTTCATCTAAATAAAGACAAATAGTATCAGCAACATATTCTCTAGAATGTTGTCTTTCTGTAATACTATGCTCATATCTAAAATCCAAATCAACAACCATCGGACCACCACTTTCTAGTTGTTTTTCAGTAAGATATTCCTTACATTTATTTTCAAAAATATGCGTATAATACAAATTATAAAACGTGTCGAGTTCTTCATCTGGAATAATGTATGAACCAGCATATATATTAGACTCTTTATCAGGTATTCTTGTATGAGTAATACTTACTGTTCCAGTATTATTGGCAGTATTCTTAGCACTATGCTTAGCCAAAAATTCAGGTAAATCTTTAAATCGAGACGATGAAGTCATATTATTTGTCATTATTGATATAATATAATAAGATTTTTCTATTTCATTTTTTTTGTTATTTAAAATGTAAAATAATATATATTATTTGTTTTAATTTAAAGAAAAAATAATATATTTAATATTTAAAAAATACATTTAAATATTAATCGATAATATAGTCATATGACAACATTTATATCAAAAGAAACAATTAATAGGCTTTTAAAGGATGTTAGAAGTATAATTAAAAGTCCTTTGACAGAACAAGGTATCTATTATGTACATGACGATTCGGATATGTTAAAAGGTTATGCTATGATTGTTGGACCATCTGATACACCATATTTTGGTGGATTTTATTTTTTCGAATTTAGTTATCCGACAGATTACCCTCATAGTCCGCCAAAATTAAAGTATTGTACTAATGGAAATGGTATTCGATTTAATCCAAATTTATATGTGTGTGGCAAAGTATGCGTTTCTCTTTTAAATACTTGGAAAGGAGACCAATGGACTTCTTGTCAAACAATTTCAACGGTTTTATTAACATTATGCACTTTATTATGTAAAGACCCACTTTTAAATGAGCCTGGTGTGAGTAAAGGACATAAAGATATGAATAATTATACTGAAATTATTGAATATTCTAATCTTAACATAGCTGTTTGTGATATTGTTAAAAAGAAAAAAGGTGTTTATCAACCATTTTTTGATAATTTTTATCCTTTTATTAAAGAAAACTTTAACAAAAATTATGATAAATTAATTGAATTCGCAGAAAAAAAATTAGCAGATTCAAATGTTCAAAATAATATGATTAGAACTGGATTTTACAATTTGAGTGTTTTTATTGATTATAATGATATTATAAAGAATCTAACCGAAGCTAAGCAAATAGCTGAAGTTTTATAATTTATTTACAATTAATAAAAAAATTGATATTAAAGTTATATAAATATAAATTGTAATTATAATATATAAAATGCACTTTTGTAATGTATGCGATAATATGTATTATATCCGTATTAATGCGGATGACCCTAACAAGCTTGTTTATTATTGCCGAAAGTGCGGCAATGAAGATTCAACTTTAACCACCGAAAATGTCTGTGTATCCAGAGTTCAGATTAAAAAAACAGAACAGTCTTTTAACCATATTATTAATAAATATACTAAATTAGATCCAACATTACCAAGAATTAATAATATTCTATGTCCTAATCCTGATTGTGCTACTAATACTAGTGGAAATGAACGTGAAATTATTTATATTAGATATGATGATGTAAATATGAAATATGTTTATTTATGCTGTGAGTGTGACACCGTTTGGCAAATTAAAGAATAATTATCAGCCTTTATAAATTATTATTTTAATTATTTATTTTATTATTTTTTATTTTATTAAAAAATTGAAATAATTATATTAAAAGTATCTTTAGTTAATATAGTAATAAGATGAGTGATTCTGAAAGAGATGATGATTATTCTAATTCTGAAAGTGATAGTGAAGTTGAAATAAATAAAAGTAATTTAAAGAAACCTATACAGTTAAATGAATTTAACGCAGTTAAAAAATTCGGTCAATATGTAGAAGAAGACTTAGATGATGCTGATGATGATGATGATGACGACGAAGAAATCATTGGAGGAGCAAATGATGATGCGTTAGAAGAAGGTGAGGTAAAGGAAGATTATAATGATGACGATGACGATGATGCGGTAGAACCAGATGATGATGACGATGATGCGGTAGAACCAGATGATGACGATGATATAGAAATTGATGAAGATGGTCAGGCAATTGAAAAAAAACCTAAAGCTGTTAAACCAACTAAACCAAAGAAAACAACACAATTAATTGTAGTTAATGATAATGATGATGATGACGATGATGATGAATATGAAGAAAATTATCTACAAAAATTTGATAGTGAAATTAATAAAAATTATATTACAGAATTTCATCCAGAGTGCTTGAACCATAACTCGGATGAAGTAGCCAAATTATCACAAGTAATTAGAGATGAACATAATATTATTATTGATCCACTACATAAGACATTGCCGTTCTTGACAAAATTTGAAAAAGCTAGAATTCTTGGTCAAAGAGCTAAGCAAATTGAAACAGGCTGTAAACCACTTGTACGAGTCCCTGAAAGTATTATTGATGGTTTTATAATTGCTGAATTAGAACTTAAAGAAAAAAAAATACCTTTTATCATTAAAAGACCTATTCCAGGAGGTGCGTTTGAATATTGGAATCTTAAAGACTTAGAAATTATAGATTTTTAGATATAAGTTAATATAATTATTATATTTTCATAAATAAATATTATGTATGAATATTTATTTATATTCATCTTTTCTTAATAAATTTTTAATAAAAAGGTGTAAATGATAAGTTAACGCCTCTTAGTAAATCTTCTTTTTACATTTTTTATGGGTTTATTTTTTCTTGATTTCATATTTTTCACAAGTCTATTTTTTCTTGAATATCCTCCTTTTTTTGGTAAAACACTAATTAATTCATTTATATTATTTTCCATATATGAGTCTGGGATTTGTGGCGGATTTTCTATATAATTTATTATATTATTTATTGTTAATTGTCCTGTTGAAGTACTTCTTC